AAAACTTCTCATATGGAATAGATTGTTTCTTTGATTTCAAATGAATCCAATCCGCAAGAGGTTCAGTGTTGATGTAGTCGCAGTATGTGTTGTAGCCCTTTCCTGGGACATACTTTTCATATACAATTTCAACGTATTGGAGTTCCGAATCAACATCATAGACGGACTTTGCCGACTTGAGGAACGAGGTCATTTGGTCTAGAAAGGATTTAAATCTCTAAGTAAAGTATAATAAAATGTCCAAGGCGCCAATAATTATTGGCATTTTTGTTTTGATGATGTGTTTAAGTTCATCAGCTGCGTCGGCCCTAATGATGGGTAGTGAGGAAACCCCCGGTACAAGTGGGTCGAGTCAAGCGACGACACCGGTTGTTGAAAAATACAGATATGTTAGAATTTATAGAGACAAAGATGGAGATGATCACTGGATGAATATCGCCGAAGTTGAAGTATTCTCGGGGGGTGTAAATGTAGCTTCGGGTAAAACTGTTACGCAGAGTTCTATATCACATCCGGGTACTTTTGATCCTCCAAATCTCGTTGACGGGAACAAGACAAACTTTGCACACACAAATAATGAAGCCGTTGAATGGTTCCTTATAGATTTGGGTCAAGCTTATGAAATCGAAAAGGTTGTGATTACTAACCGTACAGATTGTTGCCAAGCTCGTTTAAGAAATACTAAAATTCAACTCTCCAAGTCATCTGATATGTCTTCACCAACAGAATCAAAAGTTATTACTTCATCAGAAGCTCCAAGTGCTACCATTACATGGACTGTAAAAACTAATACAATTGAAGCAGTATAGATAACATTTTGGTGTACAGGGGGATATAATCTCTAAGTAATATATATAAAAGATGTCAAAGGGTCTCATCATCGGTGGTGCTCTTTTTTTAATGCTTATTGTGATCGGAGTTATTGTCTACTTTATGATGGGTGGGGATGATGAACCAAAGGTGGAACCAAAGGTGGAACCAAAGGCGGAACCAAAGGCGGAACCAAAGGCGGGACCAGAGGATCCAGATAAGAAAGTTTGTTCACGTAATGTTAGCGCAAAGCGTGTAGATGCACCAGGCGCTGGTTGGGGTATGAATCTCCATTTCAAATGTGGTGAAAGTACCGCGCAAATTGGTAACAGTTCTACAAATGTGAAGACTACACCACAACCCATTAATATTGCTAAATTAGGTTGCCCAAAGGTAGTTAATAAGAGTAATTGGTCTGGCACCGATACTTACCCAGATAAGTTTGAAATCAGTGTAAGCGATTGTTTGGCTTAGAAACCTAAGTCACTCCTTCCAGTTTAAAAATCAAATAAAATTGAGGATCCGCTACACATATGTATTCGGCCATCGCCAACAACAGCTTCTCCTATCTCCTCACTCTCGATGAGTTTAGGAGAGGTCTTCCAGAGGAAACACGACCTTCTTGGATAAAGATTACGACAATCACAATGGTCTCGAGCTTTGTTCAAAACATTGATATTAAGAAACTTCGCCACATATTTGAGACATTGGAATCCTTTAAATTGAGGCGTTGTGGAACAAAGAGTGACGGGGGATTTGAGTGGAAGTTGAAGCCCACAACTTTCTACAATCAGGTGACTCTCACGTATCACGACAGTTACAGTACCAAATCAGTCAAAGTGTTTCCAAATGGCTCTATTCAAGTGGCTGGGTGCTGTGACCTTTTTGATTGTAAGCGTATCATTACCCAGTTGACCTACATTTTCGAAACTTTTTTGGGTATGGAAATGAACGTTCCAGTGGATTCATTCAGAGTTGTGATGATTAACTCAAACTTCAGTCTTAATTACAATGTCAACTTATTGAGAGTTGCAAATCATTTTGAAAATCACAATGATATTTTCAAAGTATCGTTTGAACCAGATCGATATTCAGCGGTAAAGATTAAATTCAAACCTGCTCAGGACATGAAGGAAATTACAACGAGTATTTTCAGTACGGGTAAAATTATTATCACGGGTGCGGAGACTCTCAAAGAAATTGCATTTGCGTATAACATCATCAATCAACATATCAACGACGATGACCAAATCCGTGTATCTCGAACAACGGAAACGGATGTATTTGATATATTTTTGGGATACAGGTGTGAACCAATGATTGAAAATCTCAGAGCAAAGGGATTTCATTCTTGGCTTCAAACAATCACCAACCGGCAAATTAATTTCTGATTTTATAGTAACAAAATGTCTCAACGACTTGGAATGGCTGATGGTCGATGCTTCACCATTAACTCCTCATCTCAACTTTTCAACGATTATATGATGAAACAAAATGGCATCACATTTGAAGACAACTACTCGTACAGACAACTCCTCCAAAAGTCCGGTCCAGAACTCATCAGCAAACTTGCGGAACAATCCAGAACCAAGTGTGATCCATGCGATCGATACACAGATATGTCTAATATCTACTAACTGAGCTAAATCACGAAAAAAACTTTAAAACTATACTCTAGAATGTCGCCATGTGCCATATGTCTCAATAACGTGAGATCAACGAGGACCAATCCTCCGATCCGTTGTGGACATACGTTCCATTCGCACTGTCTAGAGGAATGGAAGAGTAAAGGTAAGAATACCTGCCCCCTATGTAGAAAAATATTTGACGTTTCGCAGTTTAAGGTGACGATCACAGTTCAGAACAATTACACAGCATCTTCAAATGCTGTGTCCTTGGAAAATGACGCCATTTTTAACATTATGGATATATTTGACATGTCCTTCGATGTTGAGAATACAGTAGACTTAGAGAGTCTTTTTAACGATCTTGGGATGAGTTTGTCCGACCTTGATCCCCTTATCTTTGACACAGAATGAACTGCAGTAGCGTTCATAGTTTAGACCAGGATAATTTCGAGAAGCCTTGCGAGGGTCTGTGATGGCCTTCCCCTTTGCATCAGTGAGAAGTGGACCCGTAGCCCAGCCCCGCTTGTGACTGAATATATTAGCTCTGAAGACGATACGTTTTCCAACTTGAAACGCACCAGCCCGCTTCACCCGTGATTCTGGAATCTTAAAGAACTTGGCGACCGATACTTGGGTATCCCCAGGTTTGATCTTGTATTCCACGACACCGTGTTGACGGTAGAAATGGAAATCACCTTGGCGGATATAGTTTGTGGGTCGTCCAGGACACACAAACATCATGACCTTGTAGTATCCCTTTTTACACTTTGTACCTGCATCCACTTTGTATACTTTAGTGGGGTTATCTGAAATGACACGTCTTGGGAGATCTTTACAATGTGTGTAGTTGTGTGGGAGATTTGAAAGTCCCGAACGATCACCTGGAATGGACTTTTGCCAACGGTAGGCTTCGTAGTCCCCAACCGCATACGCATAACAGTTATTGTTTCCAATACCAGTCGCAGTACCCCAGCGCTTGTTGGTGAACTTCTTTTCAGAACCACTCAAAGGGAGTTCTTTCATTTGTAGTCTATGTAGAAAAAAATATCAATACTAAGTAAAATGATTAAAGAAGTCGCCAAGTCCCAAACCAAGTCTGATATGATCGTCGAGTTTCTCGTCTTTATACTCAGCATTCTCATCAGCACGTTTGTGATTCGATTCGCTTGGAATCGCTCCCTCGTGAAGCACATCACCGTACTCAAGCCAATTTCCACCATGTTTGATGCCTTCATTCTTGCCCTCTCTTTGAATGTTATTCGGGGTCTTTAGACTTCACTGTAACCCACAGTCTTTTCACCATTTGGGCTGACGAGGGTTGGGAAGGCGTCCATACCGGAACACCCCTCCTTATCGCAATCCACAAACTTGAATGATTTACCATTCTTCTTCATGTGATCCAACTGCTTACGAGTCCAACCACATCCCATGGTCCCGTACACAGTCCACGGTTTCCCGTTTGGTGCCGACGTTGACTGTCTCGTTCTATAGAGAACTGTGAGAGCAACGAGAATGAGAATGAGAGCGATGATTCTTGAGCGTCGCATAGTTTTATAGTATACCCTCACATATTTTTTATAAACTTACACATTTGGTCTTTGGTTAATCCTGGATCCAATTTGAACAACTTCACAAGTTCATCCTTTTTGTAGAGTCTACATTTACGTGTATCAATCTTGAGATCACCATTTGCGTTCACGAAAACCTTTGGTCCTTTGGGTTTTGGTTGAAGTCTCTTTTCAATTTCACGAACTTGATTCATGACCGATGGATCTCTAC